CGTGAGGTTTTCGACGTGTATGTTGCTGACGCGAATACGGCGTTGCCGAAGGTCGCTGATCTTGTTGCCGCGTCTAAGAAGACTGCGGCTTTGACGGCTTGGAAGCCTATCGGCCACATGTCTAGTGAGACTGGCCTTAAGATTGCGAAGACTGGTGGAGAGCTTTCTACTAAGTCTACGTTGCAGGTTGAGAAGTTCCGCGTGAAGTCCACGTCTATTGAGTGGTCTGCGGAAGGCGCGCTGGTTCAGTTCGATGAGGATTCGATTAAACGATTCTTTGGTATTAACGCTACCGTGGATGCTAATGGTTACATTAACGCTCCTACGGCTCCTAAGCCTGAAGAACTGGCCCTGTTGATGATTGCCCGTGATGCTGACATGGCGCTTGTGATGGGTGGCCGTAAGGTTGCTGTCGTGGGTAACGGCGATTTTACTCCTACTAACAAGGATGGCTTCATTGAGATGCCTTTGAAGTTTACGTTCTTGCAGGATAGTGAGGGTAATTCGTTTAAGATGTCTGCTGCTACTAAGGTTACGGCTTGACATTGTTTCCGTTCGTGGGGTATCATTGCATCCGTGCGGTGGTGCCCCACGTTTCGGGGTAGACTCACACGTTTGTTATTTCTAGGAAAGGGGACATTTTATGTCGATTGAAATTAACATTGAAGATTTACAGGAACTCGTAGAAGAGAATAGCCCGTCGCTCGTGGTTGGTGGCGTGCGTTTGCGTAATATCGCGTTGCTTGATGCAGACGAGTTTGATCGTTATGAGAAGCTGCTGCGTATCGGAAAGTATGAGGACGATTCAGAGCGCGACTTTAACATGGGTGAGCTTCTTGAGCGTTATACTGAGTTGTTTATTCTTCTTGCGGGCGGGGATACGCCGAAGGTTCGTAAGGTTCTGGAGTCTGTTACTAAGGTCCCGGGCGGCTTGGTGACGTTGATCGCTAAGTATTTTAAGGTTACTCAGGTGGGGGAAGCCTAGCCCTTAAAAAGGCTCTTGACGGCTGCTTGTGGGAAGTGTGCGCTGACATGTTAGAGCATTACAATATTGATATTGTTAAGACTCTGACTGTCGGCACCTACCCGCCGCCTGCCATGCTTGTCAATCTGATTGATGAGCTGCCTGTTGGATCGCGTTACGTGGCTAAGAAGCTGGGTGACAATAGGTTCTTGGGTAGGACGCGGGATACCGTGGTCTTGGAGGATACGTATGATTTGATTCAGGCGTTGATGAAGGGGCTTGCTGGTGGGAAGGTTCCTATTGAGCCGTATCCGCGTCCGAAGGCTAAGACTGCTGAGGATGTGCGGCGAGAGTCTGAGGGCTTGTCTTTGCGCGAGTTGGTCTCATGGGGCGAGTCTTTGGGGCTTGTTGAGTGGGAAGAAGTTGATTTCGACGACGAGTAGTTGTCATTATGTTTTGGGGAAGGTTGCCGTTTTGGTGGCCTTCCCCTTTTTTGTTGCGTGGGGTGGTGAGGGTTAGTGCCTGATGTTATTGATATTGGTGGAGAGAGCGTTCCTGAGATTGCGTGGCTTGCGGTTAAGATTCTTCCGGCTACGGCTGAGATGTGGCATGAGACGCGCCGTCAGGTTAAACTGTTAGAGAAGTCGCTTGATCCTATAAATGTTGAGGTTGAGCTTGAGGAGGAGCGGGCCGCGCAACGTGCTACCGAGTTGCATCGTGAGATTGAGCGCCGTTTGCGTCCTGTTACTCAAGAGGTGCGTTTGGAGTTGGATCAGCAGAATGTGGCTAAGAGTCTGGCTGAGTTGGAGCGTGAGAAGATTCAGGTTGAGGCTGAGCGTGCTGGTCGGTTGAAGCATTCTTTCAGTGATTTGGATAAGAGTCTTGATGTGTTGCGTCGTAAGCATCGTGCTATTTTTGAGGGTAAGGCTTTTGAGGCTCATCCGATTGCGTCTAAGAGTGGTAACTTTTTCCCTTGGGAGCATGAGCTGCCCCGGTTCTTGAAGGCTTTGGAGAGTAAGAAGGCTCAGATTCAGATTTACCCGGCTGATGATTGGAAGAGTCAGATTCGTGGCGAGTTGGACGGCTTCTTTAAGAAGGAGTATCGTGGGCAGGTTGAGTTTGAGGTTGCTGGGTCTTCTGTTGATAAGCTTCTTGAGGCTGATGGCCGGATTCGTGAAGAGTTTGGTCGCCGTCAGAATTGGAAGTATGTTGTTGATCTTGATAGTGAGGTTAAGTCTGGCCGTTTGGATTCTGTGTTGGACGGGATTCGTCGCCGTATTCGTGAGAAGGCTTTCGGTGCTCATGATAATTTCGAGTTTGAGATTAAGCCTAATATGGATCGTGGGGATTTGCGTAGGATTGGCCGCGAGTTGCGTCACTTTAAGCGGAAGTGGGATAAGACTGAGCTAGAGTTTAAGCTGGGGTTGGATCATTCTGCCCGGTATATTACTGGTGCGCGTCTTGCGTTGTTGGCTCGTGATCGTTGGGTGTCGTTTAAGCCTATTGTTGATAGTAAGGCTTTTATTGCTGCTAAGACTGCTTTGGATGCTTTGAGTGGTTTCCGTCTTGCTCGTGATTTGTCTACGCGCTTGTGGGATATGGTTAAGAATATGGATAAGGCTGTGCCGCTTATTGGTCTTATGGCTTCTGGTTTGGCTGTGGCTGCGTCTGCTGCGTCCGTGTTGGCTATGCATACGTTGACTATTGGCGCTGGGATTGTTCGCGCGGCTGAGGCTGTGGGGCTTATGGTTCCGGGTATGGCCGTTGCGGCTGGTATTTTAGCAGCGTCGTTTGTTGTCCCGTTGAAGAACATTAGCGACCATATCACTCATTTGAAGGACGATTTTAAGGGCTTGTCTAAGGAGATGGGTTCTTCGTTTTGGGGTGAGGCTAAGGGGCGTTTTGAGGAGGCTTATGCTGGCCTGTTCCCGCGTTTGCGTGATGGTTTGAAGCGCACGTCTCAGGCTGCTGGTGAGCATTTCGCTAGCGTGTTGGTGTCGTTGGAGAAGATTGTTGGCCCTGCTATGGACAGGCAGTTTGAGCACACTGGGCGGGCTATGGAGGAGCTTGCTAAGCATAGTGATGGGTTTGCTAAGGTTCTTCGCGTCTTGGGTGATGTTGGTACTAGCGCGTTTGAGGATTTGTTGGGCTGGCTTGGCCGGGCTACTGACAGGTGGGCTGATTGGCTTACTGAGGCTGAGCGTACTGGTAAGCTTCAGGAGATTCTTGATAATGGTATGCGAGAGTTTCAAGCGCTTGGGAAGGTGTTGTATCAGACTGGCCGGTTGTTCTCTGGTTTGACGGCTGTTGCTCGTGAGGCCGGGGGCGCTACGGTTGACGCTTTGGCCGGGGGTTTGAAGCACGCTGCTGACATTGTTCGCACTCAGGGTTTTATTACAGGCTTTAAGAACGTGTTGGATGGTGCTCGTTTGGCTTGGGGTAAGTTTAAGACATCAGTTGGTGGCGAGTGGAACGCTTTCTGGCGTAACACTAGCGAGACTTTCAAGGTGGCTGCTGGTGATATGGGTGCTGCTGCTGGTGGTTTGACTGGCGGCTTGTTTAAGGCTTTGTCGTCTACGGCTTTCCAGACTGGCTTGAGGCAGTTCTTCGCCGATCTTGCTGTGGGCGTTAGGAGTTTGGATAAGGTTTGGCCGCGTTTGGGTGACGGCTTGGGTTCGTTGTTGCGTGTGGCTGGTTCGTTTGCTCGCGGCTTCGGGCCGGTTATTGCTTCCACGCTTGGAGCTTTGTCTACGGCGGTTGTGAAGTTGGAGCCGTTGTTGTCTAGGGTTGCTTTGTCTTTGGGTAAGCGTATGGCTGATTCTATTGAGAAGGTTGCCCCCCTGTTGACTCGTTTGGCTGAGGCTGGTTTGCGCGTGGTTGAGGCGTTTACGAAGGTTCCTTTTGCTGCTGAGCTTATGGTTGGCGGGTTCCTTGCGTTTAAGGGCTGGAAGGCTGTTAGCGGGCCTGTTACCGCGCTACTGGGCGTGGTTGATAAGGCTGGCGTGCGCTTGGGTGATTTTGCTCGTTGGGCTTCTCTCACTGGCGATAGCATGTCTAAGATGGGTGGGGCTGCTGGTTTGGCTGGTAAGGGCTTGTCTAAGGTGGGCGGTGGTTTGACTGCGCTCGCGGGCTTGGCTACTCCGATTACTGTTGCACTGGGTGCGGTGACTGCTGCGTTTGTCTTGTTGGAGCGTGATAGTCAGCGTTTTGGTGAGAATGTTGGTAAGCAGACGGAGCGTATTGCGAATACTTTGAGTCAGGCTCAGGAGAAGATTCATGTTGCTGCTTATAACATGTCTACTGATTTCCGTAAGATTCGGGAGGATGCTGATAAGCTGTCTACTGCCCCGATGTATCAGGGCGGCGGCTTCTGGGACTTGACTAACCTAGCGTCACTGCCTACAGCGATGAAGGGTAAGATCAACTCTGTTCAAGCGTCCTTGGAGCAGTACTCTAAGAACGGTGGTTCTCAGGGTGGTGTCTTTGGTTGGATTGATAAGCATGGTAGTGCTGCTTCTGCTGAGGTTTCTCACCTTGCGGATAAGACTCGCGACTTTGCTAACAGTCTGAACGAGCTTGCTCAGAAGGATGGGCCTGCTGCTATCAAGAATATGAAGGCTTTGGCTGATTCTTGGCGTGCTGCTGGTGTTCCGGCTGATGGTGTTCGCGCGGCGTTGTCTCGCATGTTGCAGGACAGTCCCGCGTTGCGTAGCGAGTTGGAGTTGTATGCTGCTCAGATGGGTAAGTCTACTGACCAAGCGTCTTTGTTGAACATTGCAATGGCTGGCACTGCTAGTATTGCTCGCGATAACGTGGATGCTTTGGAGCAGCGTAACCGGACGTTGGGTGCGTTGAATGGCTTGTTGGATAAGTCTGCGTCTCGTTGGGGGTTGACGTTTAGTCAGGTTTCTCAGGGTGTTGACGTTCTTGCTAAGACTAGTGATGCTTTCTCTAATGTGGGTAAGGCTTCTCGTGATGCTTCTGGTGAGGCTGTTAAGAGCGTTGACGATTACTTGGATAAGTTGCGGGAGCAGCAGAAGGCTCAGGCTGACTTCGCTAACAACCTACATACTCTTATGAAGGCCGGTTTTGATACTAAGGCTATCGAGACGTTGCAGCATACTGAGTTTGGTGCCGATTATGCTAAGCAGCTTGCTGACAAGTACCGTGAGGGCGGTGAGGCTGCCCGGGATGAGTTGAAGAAGGCTAATGATACTTTGGCTGCTGAGGCTCAGTCTGGCATGGATCGTTTGAAGGCGATTAACGCTCAGGGCGCTCTTGAGGGTAGTGACGTGGTGCGTCGTAACTTTGAGGGGTTGCGTGGTTCCCTGTCTGCTGTGTTGTCTCAGGAGGGTGCGGATGCTTCTGAGGTGTTGAAGGCTACTACGTCGGATCAGTTGCAGTCTGCTTTGTCTGATCTTGGTATTACGATGCGAGACGAGGGCGGGAAGATCATGCTCCAGTTCCGTGACGGGGCATTGTATTCTATCCCTGATGCTGTCGATCCTTTGACTGGTAACATTATCGGCCAGTGGCAGAAGGAGGGGAATACTCGTGTTGGTGCTTTCCAGGGTGCTGGTTCTGAGTCGGCTATCGGGTTCGCTAATGGCGTGAGTAGCGGTATGGATGCTGTTCGTAGCGCGGCTGGTATTGTGACTGGTCAGGGTGTTAACGGTCTACAGGCCGGTAAGCCTAGGTGGAATGATGCTGGTGTTGCGTCGATTAACAGTTTTATTGCTGGTACGGATCGTGGTCATGATGTGTATTTGGCTGGTCAGTCTGCTGCTAATAGTGGTGTGGCTGGTTTGAATAGCGTGTCCACGTCGGGCGCTGGTGATTCGTTCGCTTCTGGTTTCGCTAGTGGTATTTATAACAATAGCGGTAAGGTGCATTCTGCTGCTCAGAGTGTTGCTAACAGTGCGCTGGCTGTCATAAAGAGCGCTTTGGAGATTAACTCGCCGTCTAAGGCTACTCGCCGTTTCGGTTATTCGTTCTCTGAGGGGTTCGCTCAGGGTATTGAGCGTGAGGGTAAGCAGGCTGTTTTGGCTGCTGAGAATATCGCTCAGGATTCTGTGGAGGCGTTGGAGGCTAAGGCTGCTAATGTTCGCGCGTTCCGTGGTGTTAACGCTGAGTTTAAGGAGAATCTGACTGTTCAGGCTAAGATTGATCCTTCGTCTTTGAATGGGGCGAAGATTAATTTGACTGTTGATGGTGAGAGTTTCCCGGCTTACGTGTCTGATGTGGCTGATAGTCGCGTTGAGGCTGGCTTTGAGGCTGTCTACGGCTAACATGCCTTGTATGCTAGGCGCATGTCTACTTGTGGTATGCTTGTGGATGTGCGCCTAGCATGGTGCCCTTGTTAATAGTAGTGTGGAAGGGAGAGTGAGTGTTTATGGCTGTGTTGTCTGGTTGGGTTAATAGTGTGACTGGCCTGCCTTGTTTTAAGGTTGAGGGGCGCGGGAAGCTGGAGACGGCTGATGGTCGTGTCGTGTTTGAGAACAATAATGGTGGCGTGGCTTACGTGTCTGATATTTTTGCGCCGCCCGGCGTAGCTGTAACATATAAGTTTGCTGGTAAGCAGGTGGCGTTGACTCGCACGGTGAAGTGTCGTGAGGGTGGCGCGTTGTTTACTAGTGTTGATGGCGTTCAGGTTGCCGTGGACTTCTATGAAGGCCCTACGGATGACTGGACTAGCGATACTGGGGTGAGCGAGTTCTCTAATGGCGTGGTACGGTTTGGTACGGCGCGCCGTGAGGGTGGTTGCCGCGTGTGGCTGGAGTCGTCTCCTGAGTTGATTAAGTCGTTCATGCAGGTTTTGGAGTCTCGCGGCTTGGTGAGTGTTGCGTTGGATCGTCCTGCTTTGGGTGTACCTCAGGTCCGTTGCGTGCTTATTAGTAAGGTGAGTGTGTCTCGTGTTGATACTCAGGGTGTTCACAGGGTGGATATTGAGTGGGTTGAGAAGCCTTTTCCCGTGTTGCAGTTGTCTGCGTTTTCTGGTGGTTTTGCTGGCGGGGCGGCTACGTGGAATGAGGCTACGCGCTTGGGCTATAAGTGGACTGCTGGCTGGTCGTATGAGACTTTGGTGAACAGGTTGGGTGGTGCGTTGTGAGGGCGCCTGCGAATGTTGATAGTCGCGTGTTTGCGACACCTGGAAGGGTTTCTGCGCGCGTTGATAGCGCTCGCGGGCCTCACGTACTGGCAACGGGTTTGAGTCCGTTAAAAGCCCGTCTGGATGTGTCTACGGGCGTGTCGCGGTCAGAGACGCTGACCTTACAGTTTGATAGTACGCTTATTCCTGTGGATGAGTGGAGTCCTCTTGCGGCTATGGGCCAGACTTTGCATGTGCTGGTTGACGTGGACTTGTCTGATGGCACTAGGTTTACTGTGGACAGGGGTTGGTTTCTGATTCAGGAGGTGTCGCCTACTCGTGAGGGCGGGGTGAATGTTACGTGTAAGGGCCTTATGCAGCGTTTGGCGGATGATCCTTTCCCGTTCCCGTCTAGCCCCCCGGCTGGTTCTACTTTGCGTACCGAGTTGGAGCGGTTGTGCTACCCGTATTTGAGCGTGGTGTTGGATGGTGTGTCTGACCGGGGTTTGCCGGGTGGCCTTGCTTGGGGGCGTAGCCGGACTGATGCGGTAGAATCCTTGTTGTCGTCTTATGGTCTTGTTGGCCGCGTGATGGAGGATGGTGCGTTGCATGTGGTGCGGCCTGATTCTTCCCGCGTGGATGCTCGTTATACGGACGGTAGTCTCGTGTTGGAGGCTAACGCCAAGTGGACGCACACTCACCCTAATCACTGGCTGGCCGTGGGTAGTAAGACTGAGAGTGTTAAGACTGATGGTAAGAATAGTCATAGTGTTAAGCATGATTGGTGGAGTGAGGCTTGGGCTGACGGCGCGTTCGACAAGTCCCTGTATGGGGTTGTGACTGAGGTTGTTGAGGCTAAGGCCGCTGATGGCCAGTATGATGTGGATAGGGCTGCTGGTCTGGCGGTGAGGCGTTTTTCTCCTAGTGGCGTGAAGTCTTTTACTATGGTTCCTGATTATCGTGTTGACATTGGGGATGTGGTTAGTGTAGACTCTGATCTTGGCAATGTTATTGGTAGCGTGTCGGGCTACAGTATGCCCTTGGATGGTAGCGTGGAGACGATGCGTATTGATATTGAGGGGGTCGTATAGTGGCTATTCCTGTTTTGGATTTTAAGAAGTTCCGTGACAGTCAGGTTCGCGCGTTGCGTACTGGTATGGGTGGCGGCGTTGTTCCCGGCGTGTTTAAGGGGCCTGATCCTGACGCTGACGGGCGTGCGCTTGTGGAGATTGGCATGGAGGGGAACATTGTGAGTGTCCCGCATGGCGGCGGCGTGTTCCCCGTGGGGGGTGAGGTTCTTGTTCAGGTGAATGATGATCTTGTTCCTACTGGCCTGCTTGCCGGGGGTACGGCGGCTGGTGGTGAGACTGTTGCTTTGGGGGCTACTGGTGAGGCTATTCAGGCTCAGGGCGATAAGCTGGGTAAGAGTCTGGAGGATATGTCTGCTCGCGTGAAGGCTGCTGCTGAGGGGCCTGTTGACACTGGCCGGTTGAAGGCTGGTGAGGTTTTAATTAAGGGAGATTTGATCGCTGGCAACACTGTGGGGGCGCGTCATATTGTTGCTAGCGAGGAATTGGAGGCTAAATTGGCTACTTTCCGTAAGATTACTACTGATGAAATTGTTGCAGGTAACGCGAAGATTGGCGGAGCTTTGCTTGCTGACACGATTGAGGGTAAGACTTTGAAGGGGGCGACGATTGACGGCAGCGAGATTCACCTAACGCCCAACAACCCGGGCGACATTGGCTTGCATGTTGAGACATCCAAGGAAGGTCGTTTGCCTCAGATTGCGTTCCGTCACGGTTCCCAGTCTAAGACTACTGACGAGAGTCGCTGGCCTATGCGACTGTACGTGTTCCCCGAGTGGGGCGCTGAGAAGGTCGGCTATACAACTCGTTTCCATTTGGGCGGCTGGAAGGTTGTTAATCAGGAGACTGGCGCTCAGGAGCCGTCTCGTGGCCGCTACGATCAAGTGACGTTTGATCCTGATGCTTTGCGTTACGTGTGGCGTTATGGTGAGGATGCTAGTAAGAACAATTCTTATGCTGTGCGGTGGCGTGAGCTTATCGAGTCTGTTGACGAGCTGCAAGCGTTGAAGAAAACTGTTGCAGGGCTTGCTGTTAAGGAGGAGAAGCGCGGCTTCGGAGACCTAGACCGAGACTGGAAGCGTGAACCACGCGAGTTCGAGCTAGTCAAGACTGGTCAGATTGTTGACCTGTTTGGCGGCGAATGGGTGCGTCAGAACAGTGAGTGGAATTATACTGGGAATACTTGGTTCCAGTGGGGCATTATTCCTGAAGGGTTCCGTCCTAAGCAGTGGGTGCATTTTACGGTGGTTATTACTGAAGATAATTTCCCGCATTTCGCTCAGGGCCAGATTCGCCCGGACGGAACGTTCGCGTTGAAGCTAGACAAGGGTATTCGCGTTAAGCCGAACATGTCTCGCATTATGATTCCGCCTGTTCGCTGGCACCTGTGACCTTAGAGGGGGTTTGTTTTGGGAAGTAAAACTCTAAGAGGAATGGTGCTGCCAGACGGTACAGATGACCTTCTGGGATCATTCCGTAGGGCGTTTGAGACAGCCGGTACGGTGACGCGGGCTTCTAGCGTGAGTCAAGCTCGTGAGATTCTGACTCAGGCTCAGGACGCTGGCATGGGGGCGACCACGGCGCAACCGTGGTACTTTAGCATCGAGCACCTGCTGTATATTGCGGATGGTTCTAAGTCTGGTGATGGCCGTTGGGTGCTGCGACCTGTGAACGAAGTTGAAACCAGCGTGTCCGTGTTTGGTTTGACTAACGAGATTCACGTGAACAACGGCGAATATCGGTGGATTGGTTCTGGTAGCCTTCCCGCAAGGCCGTATCGTCGTCTCGTGTATGCTACGGTTATTGGCTGGGGGCGTGTCGTTGGTGACGTGAACCTTGTGCTGCGTATCGGCGGCGAGGGTGGCCCTAAGTCGTCCTCAGCGTGGGACCATGAGGATAGCCAGTCACAGAGCGTTACGTGTTTTGGCTATGTTGATGCTAATGTGACTCCTAAGATTGAGGCGCTTGTTCAGGGTTATAGGGCGCGTGATACTCAGTCTAATGGTGGTACTGTACAGTTTGTTCAGTCTAGTGAGTTGAATCGTATTATGGTTCAGGCTTTCCCGGCTACCGAACAGTAGCGGGTTTTTGTGGGGTGTGGCGGGCTGGCCCTGTTTGGGGTTGGCCCGCTGTGCCGTGTCCTTTATAAGAAGAAGATGAATGGAGAAAATAGTATGGCAGATTTGCAAAAGTTTATTGACCGCGTTCGTTGGCTGTGCGCGTATGGCAACCTTGGTTACGATCAGTGGAATCGTTGGGACGTGCGCGAGGGCGGCGAAGCTGACTGTTCTAGCCTGATTATTGCAGTGTTGCGCGAGTGCGGTTTTGACACGGGTGGCGCTACCTATACGGGTAACATGGCTTCTGAGCTGTGTAAGCATGGCTGGCGACAGTTGCCTAATAACGGGTACCCTCAGCCGGGAGACATTCTCTTGAATCACCGTAACCACGTGGCTTTGCTGGTGGATTGGGGTATTCTGGCTCAAGCGTCGATTGACGAGAACGGGGATATCGCTGGGGGTGAGTCTGGGGATCAGACTGATCGCGAGACTGTTGTGAAGCCTTATTATGATTACCCGTGGGACTGCTACCTTCGCTATGAAGGTGCAACGTCTCATGAGGGTGGTTATACTGATTGCCGCGCTGTTCAGGCTGCTGTCCGTGCGGATGTTGATAACGTGTGGGGGCCTGACACTGAGAAGCGTGTTGACGCTGTTCGTAAGGCTTCTAACTGGGGTGGTGTCCAGTTCCCGTATGGTGTAGAGTTCGCTCAGTCTGTCGTGGGCACGGATGTGGACGGTATCTGGGGTGACAATAGCATGTCGGCGCACGATAATTGTGTCCAGCTTATTCAGGAGGCTGTGGGCGCTAACGTGGATGGTATTTGGGGGCCTGAGACTGAGCGTCTTGTCCGGTCGGTGGAGGCTGGCGCTGAGAAGCCGTGACCTACCCCACTGCCTT